ATGGCTTGCTCCTATAGAAAAAATATGCCTTGAAAACCCAAAAGGTTGCGCATCTCCAACAATAGCAAAATACAATCAAGAAATACAACCATATTATTTTGGAGACAGTTTTTCGAAAACAACATGGTTATGGCTCAAAAATCTACCAAAACTAATTCACGTTCCAAATGAAAACGACCTTTTTGATGAAAAAACACACGTCGACAAGGGGGAGTTTGTAGAGCATTTCCATTCGACTAAAAAGAAAATAGTTAAAGACGCTAAATGGTATTCATACGCAACTGGAGATAGGGCCAAGGTTAGAAGTAAAACTTTCCCCGGCATAGCTGCTGCAATGGCTGATCAATGGGGATAAAATGAATTTCCCCAAAAAATTACTGCCACTAATCGATACGCCTCACACTCACAATAAGCTCAAAGGTGGTCGAGGTGGCGGTAAGTCTTTCACTGTCGGGGCGTTCTTGGCGAACGTTATGGATAAGACACCGATCCAAATACTCTGCTGCCGTGAGACTCAGAAATCTCTAAAAGAATCATCATATGCACTTCTTAAAAAATCCATCGAATCGGAAGGTTTAGGGCCGAGATTTAATTTTCTTTCTTCCCAAGGGCTTATAGAATCTAAAATCACTGGAGCCAGGTCTGTCTTTATCGGCTTGAAAGAGCACACTGTCGACAGTATTAAATCCTATGAGGGGTTTCACTGGGCTTGGATTGAAGAATCACACGCCGTAACAGCTACATCGCTTAATACGCTCATACCAACACTGAGACAGGATCACTACTTTGAAATTGACCTGGGAGATGGTAAATTACGCCGGTTCCCGCTCCGGATGTTTATCTATACTTTAAACCCCTTTTCTTGGAGTGACCCTGTTGACATCGTTCTCCCTAATTCCAGACTCGATACTCAAGAGATCATAATCAATTATTACGACAATCCGTACTTCCCCGAATCGTTGGAAAAAGAGCGTCAGGAAGCTAAAAAAACCATGACTACCGAAGAGTACGACCGGATATGGGAGGGAATCCCATACGATGACGGTGAGCGCGGTGTAGTCGGACGTAAAGCTGTTGAAGAGGCTATGAATCGTCAGGTTGAAAAAACAGGTCGTATAATCGCCGCTGCCGATATTGCCAGATTCGGTAATGATAAAATTGTTTTCATGAAGCGAGATGGTATGCAGGTGATTGATTATTCCGAATACTCAAAAATGAGTACCCAAGAGACAGCCAGACGGTTTAATGATTTTGCCGAAGGTGCTGAGAAAGGGTTCATTGATGATACCGGAGTTGGCGGCGGTGTAACCGATAAGCTAAACGATATGAGAAAAGCCGGACAGTTAAAGTTTCAGAATATCGTGCCTATTAACTTCGGAGAAAAAGCTGAAGATGATAAAAAATACCCGGATATAATTTCTGAGATGTGGTTTAATTTGGCGGAGATGATGCCTCAGATTGGACTACCAAATCACGAACGGTTAAAACAAGAGCTTATTTCCCGTAACTTTGAATACACTCCCGATGAACGCCGAAAAGTAGAATCAAAAGAAAAATATAAAAAAAGAACTGGCCTATCCTCTCCAGACTTCGCTGACTGCTGCATTATGCTTTTTAGTAAAAATAAACCTTGGATCTCCTGGGCAACTGTCTAAAATAATCCTTTACAATCTTTCTTAATTCCATTACAATAGACAATATAAAGATTAAGCGAGGTATTTTTATGAGAACTGTAAGCGGAAATGTTATTTCTGGTCTTTTCGGAATTACAATGAAGTGTGGCCATAGGCAGGATTATTGGTATTCCGGAGATAGAAATAAGGGTTATCAGGATTTTAAATCAAAAAAACAAAAATGTGTTTGCGATAAATGCAAAGAGGTCAACTCATGACCTGCCCAACCTGTCAAAAAGACTATCCACCGTCCTACATCGTAGGGCATAGCTGTTATCTTTGTGTACTGAAAGATTATCCTCACAGGGGGTTTTTCAAGCGTATTATCTATCGTAAAGCGGTTGCCGTATCGCTGGCCTTATCCACGCCGCTGACGGTCGAACAGGCGCGGAAGGTTGTTAAGAAGTTCGGGATTGAAGATATGTACCGGCTGGATGATTTGCAGAATGGGAAGCTGGTTGATAAGAAACCGAACGGGACATTTTTCAAGAGAGTTATGGAGGTGGAGTTGTGACCAAAGCCCGAAAAAAACTACAGGAAGCTATACGGAACAACGGAGTCGAAGCGGTATCCAATTCAACAGGTATCTGCCGCGCCGCTCTGTACAATTACGTCGGAAGCCAGGAAAAGACTATGAAAATGAGTATAAAAAGCTGTTTGAAGCTGAGTGCGTATCTCGGGATTAACATGAAAAATCTTAGTGAGTGGTGGGAGGAAGTATAAGTATGCAAATGCAGATATATTGGAATAATTGTTATTTAGAAGATTTAGGTAATGAAGACATGAAAGACAAAGTAATACAATCACTTTTGGAAGATTTCAAAATGAACAAATACTCAAAAGGAGAATTGGTAACTTTATTTCGGGAAGATCATTCTACCGCATTTGAACAGTTTGAAATACTAGAGACAAATGGAGATAATTATTACAAACTAAAATATTACGGTGGAGGATCGTAACACACCAGCCCCATCCGGGGCTTTTCTTGATTCTTAGCCGCAAAGGATATACAATCAATTTATGAAATATCGATATATCGTTTTTTATGCCAGCGCAAACGGCCACGGAAACAGCGAATTGATTCTAAAAAGATCAGAGCTGAAAAGATCAGAGCTGCCGAGTAAAATAGAAAATATCAGAGCCATCGAGAAGTCGCTTTCCGAGTCTATCGGGGAGAATATTTCCGTAACTGGATGGGAAAGGACCGGTAGATCATGGAAATAAAATCAGCGTCCAATATCAGAACGAAATCAGCCGGAGGATTAAGCCCGTATGTGATCAATATGCTTTTCGGTCAAAGTAGCACTGGATTGATAAGTGCTAGCTCCAGTTTGTTTCTTTGGAGCATATCCGATAGTATATTTACTGCAGTAGACTATATCGCTACGCCATTCTCCCAAATGACCTATGCACTTAAGGACAAAAAGACTCACGAATATATATCTGGTGCCGACGCTCACCCACTGTTGAATCTATTGGATAATCCTGGTTATCTCATGGACAGTACGGAAATGATGTACTCTCTCATGACTTCCTTTCTCACTTGCGGGGCTGCTTACCCGAAAGCTATCGGAAATGTGAAGTATGAGCCGAATGAATTAAGACAGGTCTATCCGAACAAAGTCAATCTTATCCCTGATAAAAATAACTATATCCAAGCTATTACTTTTTCCGATAACGAGGATTCCAACAACTACATCCGTCAGATGATACCGAAAAGGAAGACAGCCGTGTATCAAGCTCAAAACGGAATGGCTGAAACGATACAGATATTAAAAGCGAAAACTAGGTCCGGTGTTCAGGGAACATCTCCGTTATCGCGTGTTGTTTATCAGGTGTATTCCAAATACTTCGGCAATCAGCATAATTCATCGATTCTGAAGAACGGCTCCCGCCCAGGTGGTTTATGGGCTCCCGGTAACGATATGAGCCAGTGGCAGTTTGAAGCGTTCAAAAAAGAGGTTCAGGATAAGTTTACCGGCCCGTCCAACTCAGGACGTGATATTATTGCCCCGGTAGCTGTAAAGTACGAAAACTTCATGCTTACACCGCAGGACATGGACTTTTTTAACCTGATAGACCAATCCGAAAAGGATATTTTCAAAGTCTATAAAATCCCAATGCCTTTGGTATCTGAAAAGACAATGACCATGGCGAATATGGAAAATGCTATTCTGGCACTGTTTGACCTGTCTGTTATTCCGAACTCTTATATCGTGTTAAAGCGTCTGGGGGATTTCCTTCTCCCTCGGTATAAAGACGGGGATAGATTTGAACTGACATTTGACGAGAAGACCCTCCCCGCTCTCCGGTTCCGTATGATGGAAACAGCGAAGAAAATGCGGGAGATTCAGGCATACACTGACGATGAAATCAGGGCGACAACCGGACACGGAGATAGACCTGACGGAATGGGGAATATGACTTTCAAACAGACAACATGGATGCCGGACAATATGGATGCCGAGGAAGATAATTTGACTGGGGATGATTTGGAGGATGAGTTGTGAATAATATTTGTGAAAAGTGCAAACATGTACATATGGGAATGGTGAACGCGGGCAATTATTTAAGAAACAGCCCGAAAGGTTGTATACATCCTGACAATATAAAATCTTTGAGCATAGACCCTGTTTATGGACATAAAACGATAAAATTAATCAAGTCTGGACTTGGGGTTAACCGAAAATGGAACAAAGATTGTAGCTGTAAGCGTTTTGAAAAAACGGAATATATTCCTCCTCCTGAATTGTATACAAACGAGAATGGAGAAATAGAGTCAATACCAGAAAGTGAGAAAACTTTAATATAAATGCCTGACCTAACCCCCCGCCAAAAACAACACGCCCTAAAGCAAGCCCGCAAACTCCTGCGGATAAAACTGCAATCGGAAAAACCTTTCAAGCGTGATCTTATTTCGTACTTTGCCAAGGCGAGGCGCTCAGTAGCTTCCGGAGGATTTCCGGACCCAATCGAGCCCTTACTGAATAAGAATTACAGGCGAGTTGTGCGCAATCTGACAGGGGTCAGATTAAAACAGGAAGAGGATGAGTACGGACTGGAAGAGGCTATACTAGCTATTCTTGCCGGTCGAGCTGTAAGGCAATCGGGAATTATAGACCGGACCACAAAAAAGCTCATCAGGGAATCACGAGAGGAAGCGTTACAACAGCTTATAGCCGAAGGGATGATTAACCCCGATCAGGGAGCGATAAACCGGACGGCGGCGAATATCTTCAAAGTGAAAAACGGCGGGCGTGTCGGCAATATTTCTGTTACTGAAACCCAAATGCTGACCGAGGAAGTGAAAAAGACGATGCAGTCTATCGCCGATGATATGATGAATGATGCCATTGTTGACGGCAATAGAGCGCTTGCCCGGGAAGCTGCCGATTTATCCGGTTCGTTGACTCATCAGGAAATCGCTGACGATATAGGCCGTGTTGATAATGCTGATTTATTCGCTTTACTGGCTGTGGTCTCTCACACATGGGTGACTATGGGTGATGCGAAGGTTAGGCCATGGCATCAGGCGGCTAATTTTCAGACTGTT